GGACGGCTTCTTTTACAACCTCGCCCAGCATCGCCTTCTTGCGTTCGGCAATCCGCCGTATCTGCTCGCCGATGTTCGACATTACGCCACCCCCGAAACCTTAAGCGCCATCGCCAATTCGTCGGGCGTCACGCCACCGGCTTTGGCGGCGGCCAGTCCTTCGATGATGGTGGACATTGCGCGGGCAGCGCCGCCAGCGTCGTAAGCGCCCAAGCCCACGAACACGTCCAGCTTGACGGCTTCGCCGGTTTTTTGCTTAACCTCGTGCTTAACCAAATTGGCAATCGGCCCCAGTGTCCACATGGCAAGATGCCGCTGGGCTTCGCGTATGACCGGCCCAGCGCTTTGTTCGTTGAGCAGGGCGGGTAGGACACCATAGGCGTGCAAAACCGCGTCACGGGCCGTTTTGAGGCTTTCCACGGCCATTGAATTACGAAGGTCAGGCGTCAGGTCGGCAGGCCGCCAATCGTCGGGTGCGCCTTGGCTTCCGGCGTACACGGTCGATGAATCGCGCACCAGCACGCGGCCACGTTTGCCCTTGAAGCTGGCCGCAAGTTTGGAATTGGCCCCGGCGCTGGTTTCTGGCATTCCCAACACCTTGCTGCCTACGGGTGCATCCCGGAAAACTTCAGCCAGCGCCGTTTCGGTGGCGTTCAGCAGGCCCGCCGATATTGGCGCGCGCCGCAATGGTGCGATGCCACGCCACGGCAAGCGGGCATCGGCCCCGATGCGGATATGCAGCACTTCACCGGCCAGCGCCGTACTTTGCGAGCTACTGTCTATTCCCGGAATGCAAATGTGGTACGCGCGGGGTTTGCCTTCGTCGGTGGTCGCCACGGAATAGCTAGCTACCGGCAGCAAACCCGTGGGGCCTATGTACCAGACTGAATTGCCCTCGGTGGCCAGTTGCCGCCCGATGCTCGCCAGCACTTCGGGCGTGAGCAGGTCGCTATCGGTTTCGGCCATGCTCAGGCCATTTGCCCACAAGTTCACGCATCCGCTCACCACGCCGGAAAGATCGGCCCCGGCGTCGGTGATGGCATCGGCGCGGGCGAGCAGGGCAAGCATGTTGAAACCGTCGTTGTCCACGGAGCGGGTTTCAGGCTTGTCGCGGCGGAACCAGTTAAACATGGCGGTACGCTTTCAACAAGTCGGCAGCGCCGGAGTATTCGAGTGCGCGTGCCATTGCCTGTACAGAGCGGCGCACGGTGAGCGTGACGCCGCCCACGGAGTCGGATACGGACATTGCGCCCACGCGCCCGTCTTCTTTTACGCTGGTGGTGTATTCGGCCATGCGCGTGTAGGCTTCCAGCACGTCAGCGGGCGGCGTTTCGTTTTTCCCGGCAACACCTCGGATGCGGTAGTAGCCCGGCGGTGTGTCAACGCCGAAAGGAGTGGGTATCTGGCCTTGCGGTAGCCATTGGCCCGCGCTGTAGCGGTCTATGGCAGTGACGTTGACCGGCTTGAGCGGCGGCAGGAACAGGCCCGGCCCCCGGATCAGCCATTCCACCGGGCGTTCGCCCCAGCGCCAAACGATGTATTGCTCGATACGCCGCCATAGGGATTCATCCTCATGGCCCGGCCAGCGCGCGGCGGGCGTGCCCTCGGTGAACTCGCCGATGATGATGTCGTCGTTAAACATGACGCCACCTGTAGGCTGGCAAGAAGCTGGGGATGGTGATGGAACCCGGACGTAATCCGGCAACATTGCCGGATTTTTCAAGTGGCAACGTTGCCACTCGATCTTCTTCGTCCATTTCCTCAACCAAACTTTCATCGTAGGCCGGTAGCGTCACGATGGAAAGCTCGTAAAGCAGCGCCTGATGGATGGTGCGAATGACGGCGCGGCCTTCGGATGGCGGTTCATCCTCGAATGTTTCGGCATTGGGTACGGTCTTTTTTGGCGGGATGCGAAAGCCCGGCGACAAGCCCACGGCCAAGCCCGCGCCGATCAGGGCCAGCACGTCAGCGGCGTAGCTGGTTTGCAATACCTGCTCCGTGATGGTGGCCTCGAATAGCAGCGCTTCAGCGGTGTCGGTCAGGGCCAGTGTGCGGGTCAATCTTGACGCCAACGGCTTGTTGTAATCGTGGCCGGACAGCAGGTGAATTTCTGCCGTTTCATCGTCGATGCGGAACTTGAAAGCCATCGGCTTGAATTGCTCTTTGACCGGGCGGCCTTTGTTGCCGCCGTCAGTCAGCACCGCCCGCCGGTTGTAGGGAAAGCGGCCCCGAATGACGCGCCCGCCGCCCTTGCGCTTGCGGACTTCAAGCTCACCGGGGTAGATCAGCATGATCGAAAACCGCTCTCGGGAGCAGATTTAAGCCCCGGCCACCACGAAAGCCTTGTCGTGGCGCAGTACCAGGTCAGCGGTCAAGATGGCGCGAATCAGCACGTTGCCGCGTCGATATGCTTCGCCTTCGTATGGATTCACCAGCAGGTCAACGCCACTCCAGGTGCCAAAGATTGCTTGGCTCCAATCGCCCAGAATCGCCACGCCCGCCGGGGCCGCGTTGCTGGTGAAGGCCGGTAGTTCGCCGATGCTGTTTTTCACGGCGATGTAGCTTGCTCCGGCCGCTTCGTCTTTCAGCTTGCCGCGCAGCGTGCGCATAACGGCGGGGCTGGTGTACCAGGCATTGGCCTTGATGTTCACGTCTTCAAGCAAGCCCTCGACGGCCAGCACGTCTTCCCACGTCACGGGCGTGGCGGCAGTCTGGATACCGGCGGCGTTCAGGATGCCCAGCGGTTCCTTGACGCCATCGCCGCTGATGATCGCGCGATCAACGGCGGAGCCGATGGCATAGGCCAGATCGTCGCGCAGCAGGGCTTCAATGCTGGGGTCGCTTTGCTGGGCAAGCTGGCGGCTCCACGAACTGATTGCACCAACGTGGCGCGGTTTCAGCGTCACGCCTTCAAAGGTCAGGTCGCCTTCGGGCAGGGCTTCGTTTTCGTTCACCCAGCCCGCGCTAATGCCCGTGCCAGCCTTCGGAATTTCAATGTTGCCGCGCAGGCCGGACAAGGTGCGAACGCCCATGCTGCGCACCACCAGCGAATCGCGCAGCGGGCCGATGTACAGGTCGCCCCGGTGGTCGGTGGGCACCAGGTCGCCGGCGGTGGTGGTCAGGTTGATGCGTTTTTCAAGAGAGTTCAGCGGGATGAACACGCCTTGCGCGGCCTGCCCACTGCGGCGCTCGGCCTCTTGGTGGTATTCGCGCTCGGCTCCGTCAAGCTGACGGCCAGCAATGGCCGCTTGCACCACGCGCAGCACGCTCACGCGCTTTTCAAGATCGCCCGTGCCGGTGGTCTCCGGCTCGCCCGCAGCGCGGCGCTCGTCGGCTTCACCGATCAACGCGGCGCGGTATCGCTGTTCGTTCGTGCCGTACTCGGTATCGAGCGCGGCAAGCTCGGAGCGTTGCTCCACGGTGGGCGCGTCAATTCCAGCAAGGTGCGCCAGCTTCTCCCGAATCTCGGACTGGCGGCGTGCGATTTTCTGACTTAGCAGCATGGCGTGAACCTTTCAAAAGTGCTTTGACGGATTCTAGCCATTTTTCATGTTGTGGAAAGCTATTTCGTAATCCGGTTTCTTGAATTGTCTTTTTTGAGTGGCAAGAAACGCACAGTGTTTGCAAATTTGATAGCGCGAATGACAACTCCGGCGCGTCGCGCACGGGTTGAATGTGATCGACTTCCAACCGGCCACGGGTGCCGCATTGCACGCACTTGAAACCGTCGCGGCGCTTGGCGGCAAGGCGCAGGGCAGGCCATCGCCGGTCACGAATGACGGCCCGCGAATGCCGGAAATAGTCTTTCATGCCCATACCGCCACCGGGCCGCTCTCTTTCGTCCGCCCGGCCAGTCGCCGCCCTTCGGCCACGGCCAGCACCGCAGCGGCGGCGGCGTCAATGCGGCCCAGGCTGCGCGCTTTGGCGAGCTTGTTATTTCCCGCAGGATCAATCAGCACCACGGCATCGGCCATCGCGGAGCGCAGCAGCAGGGACGGCGTGGTTTTCAGTTCGCCATCGAATAGTGCGCGGCGGAAACGCTCAATGTCTTCGCTGCCGTCGCGCCAGCCAAAACCGCGATTGATAAACGGCACATGCGCCAGCCCAGCCTTGACCATCGCCTCGGTAAATTCGGCGTGCCGGAATCGGTCGCCCACGATGCAGGCCGGGACAATATCGAACCGGCGCACGATCTCGGCCAGCCATGGGCCGGGGGGAACAGTGTTTTCGCCCAGGGTGAACAGTTCGCCACGCGCGGCCATTTCGACATAGCGATCAGCTACGGCGTCAGCAGCGCCACGGTCGGCCAAGCTGGGTTTGCCGGGGAAGGTCGCCACGCATTCAAGGCGTCCGCTTTCAGGCCAGTAGGCAGCGGCGGCGGACATTGAACGACTGCCGCCAAGGTCGATACCAAGGATGCAGCGTCCGACACGATCAGGAAGCGCGTCCGGCGCGACTTCGCCAGCCATCCATTCATCAACCGTCACCAGCATGTTTCGGCTTTCTTCGCTGACACGCTCGTTTCGGTTTAAGTTGCGAAAGGCCGATAGGGCCGCCCCGCCCCTCGCAATGGCACGCTGCGCTTGAGACACAAGCCATTCCGGTGTCGCGCCGATGCCTTCAACTGCGCCCGGATTTGCCAGCATCAAAGAGTCAAGATCGTCGGCAGGCAAGCCGGGCGGTGGCCGGTGTTCCTGAACGAAAGTGCCCGGCGGCGGTTCATCAATCCAGCGGCTAAAGGTGTTGGCATCGTCCGCTGCGCTGGTGCTGATAATCAGCGCGCGCCCGCCGCGCTTTCCCAAGCCTGAAAGGATCGCGTTTTCCAAGGTGTCGCCCTTTGCCTTTTCCCATGCGGCCCGTTCATCAAGAATCGCCAAGGTCGGAGCGCCGCCCAAGATGCTTTTGCCGTCAGCAGCAACGCACCGGGCCAAGCCGCCGCCATTGCCGGAATACTCAACTTCCAACTTGCTGCCGCGCCGGATGGTGAACAGTTCCCGCTCGCCATCGGGCAGGCCATCAACAAAGCCGACAAGGAACTGAAACGCGGTCTTGGCTTGATCGCGGTTGCGGGCAGCAAAAATGACTTCGCGCCGGGGTTGGTTGTCCCAAACCCCCATCAACGCGCCCAGCGACAGCCCGGCAGCAAGCGCGGTTTTGGCGTTTCCGCGCCCGATGGACAGCACGCCCACCACGACACCATCGGCCAGCGCGCCACGGACAAATTTTTTCTGGAAGTCGGCCAGCTTCAGCGGTTGCCCGGCCAGCTTTCCTTCGGGAATTTTTAGCGTTTCAAGAAATTCGATTGCGGTTTGAGCCGTCATAGGCCCCCCTGAATTTTTGGGAGAGAGAAAGAAGAATCCCCCCCGCGTGCAAGCCCCCCCACAAGTCGCGCAGGATTGGAACCAGATCAACCAGCGTCGCAAAAGTCTCTTTTGATACTTTGCCAATCCGTGTCATGCGTTGCCCCCAAGTTGACCCGCGTCGGTGAGTTTGCGGCGGTGGCGTGCCGGTGGTTTTGCTTCGCTTTCCGGGCCGCCCGCATCTTTCACTGCCTTGCAATCAGTCCCGGTCTTCGCCCTATGGACTGGTATATCTATATAGGTATGCAGTTTCTGCACCTGCTTTTGGGCATTGGGCGCAGAAACCGTAATCGGCTTGAAACCGTTGACTGGCGCGGGTTTGCGCTGTTTTCTGGCACGCGGCGACGATGCAGTTTCTGCAGTCGGTGCGGGGAAGGTGGGTGCAGTTTCTGCATCGTTGATCGTGGTTGACGGTGCAGTTTCTGCATCGTTAGGGTGCAGTTT